TTTCACGCTCAACCAGATACTGCCGCCAAAAGGCGATTAATTTAGGGAACGCGCTGGCAATAAAGCCCGGCGCATACGGCACCCGTTCCAACGCGGTGCCGTTCGGTGCCCATTGATAAAAGTCGCACCACGCCCGATGCGTGACGTGCATCTGTATTTGCATCTGCGCCCAATAGTGCATTTGATCTTTGGCAGACCGAAAATCCGGGTTTTCCTCATTCCGCAGTCGAAACGGGCACTTGACCTCGATTAAACCGTCATTATCGACAAGCCCATCCGGAGATGCGCCAAGCCATTCTTCAAACTCATAGAATCCGGTCGATATGACCTTCCGCCCGGTTTCCATCTCGTATTCGACGAGGGCACCAGGTTCGTGCATGGTGCCCCATTGCGTCGCAATGTTGCCAGTAAATTCAGGCTCCGCGCCATGCCATTCGCGCACCTTTCGGCGCATGACATCCTCAGCCTTTTGAAATGGCGAATAGCCAAGGATGGCCCCGACCTCTGATCCTGTGACGCGCCCTTTTCGGGCCGCATACCATGCCGGACTTCGTTGTTCGTTCATGGAAAACCTCATTAAGGGAATAACGGCGCGCTGGGTTAACGCGCCGTCAACTCTTATTTAGAACGGCACGTCGTTCGAAACCGCCGTCGCTGTAGGTGCCGGCTTCGGAACCATTCGGCCGGCGGGCGCTGGTGTAGCGGCGACCGACCCATTCTTAGCGGAAACCTTCCTAATCCAGTTTCCGCGCATCTGCTTGTTGTCGTCCGTTGTCATTTCCCAAACCATGATCTCGACCATCATAGGCTTGTTTACAAGGCATGTGCCGAGCCGCTCGTCGTTCGGCTCGTCATCAGTAGACAACAGCTTGCCGCCGCAATTCTTATCAATCGCGGCAAACATCTTTTTAGCGTTATCGCGCTTTTTGTCAGCGTCCTTTGCGCGAGGGTCCGGGTCTCTAATCCAGAGCTTCTGGAATACCTTGCGGTTTTTGTATTCCGGGGGACTGAGGACCGTCCACCGCAAAGACACAAACTGATCGCCGATTTGAGTGGTGTCCCACTTTGCCTCATCGATCATAGCTAAGATCGGAAGAGCGTCGTGTCAGGCAAGAGTGTAGTTCAGACGTGTGCTCTTCCGATCTGGAATACCTTGCGGTTTTTGTATTCCGGGGGACTGAGGACCGTCCACCGCAAAGACACAAACTGATCGCCGATTTGAGTGGTGTCCCACTTTGCCTCATCGATCATAGCTA